TATAACAGAATAATAAAGAGGTTTTCCAGTTGCATCATTCGATCTATGAATATCAAGAGTATGAGGATTCCTATATTCTAATGGAGTTATAGGGTCAGTAATTAATTCAATATTCCTCATTCCTATAAAATCTGGAGGCAATTTTACATATTGAGTGGATAATGGTGATCTAGTTCTTACTGCCATTTCTCTTGTCCTTAACACTCGATTAAATTCTGCTTCTGCCATTTTAATCCAATCTTTTATAATATCTGTCAAATCAGACCTGTTAAGGAAATCTGCACAAATAGCTTGCAAATCTGTATAATTACTTAATGCCACAATTCTCCATGATGTAACGATTTAACTTCCTGTGATAAAACATGATCTATAACACAAGGGATTTCTTTCTTTTTTGCTTGTTCCCAAAAATAAATATAATCTTCTGCAAAAGCTGGAGTTTCCCCAATTTGTTCATATTTAAAAAATGGAATATCTAAAATATCAAAAACAGGCATATTAAATAAAACCATCCCTAATGCTACTCCCTCAACTTCTTCTGTTTCTGGTAATCTTGCATCTGGAGTAATTGAACCGCCACTTCTATATGCTGAATATTCCCTTTTTGCAAAATCAACTAAATAATTTATCCCAATTACACCCCTTCCTCTTGCCAACATCCTATGTAAAGCATCTGGAGGAAAGGTTATTTCTGGTGATAACATTAAAATATGGGTTGCTTCCCATGCGATTGCATCACCAATCAATCTATGCCTAATCTCTGGAAGAATACTCCCATGAGTTGTAAAAACTTTTATTTCATGCTCTCCGTCATATTCTGATCGTTGAAAGTGTCCTACTAAATTTGACAGACATTCAACAAACTTATTCGGATATGTTTTTTTTGTTGTTGCTATTAAAACAGCAACTTTTAAAGTCTCCCCTGCCATGTCCTGAATGGTTTATTTTCGTGAGCATTCCCCCACTTTTTCCAATCTTTTTTTGTCCACTTTTCTCTCAATGATTGGTCTAAAACAAATTTTGGGATTATTGCAACGTGCCTCAAATCTTTAGATGGTTGCAATTCAGACATATCTTTTGCCACCTGTATTATTGGCTCTACATTTTCTTTATTTTCAATTGTAAAGGTTTTGTCGTGTTGGTCGTAGGAGAATATTTCTTGATTCCCCTGCGACCAATCTAACAACACCTTCTTGGAAGGTGATAACATATTAACTTACTGTTAAGTCAGCACAAATTCCTGATGCCTTTTCATTTTTAGCCACCAAAGTGTACTCAACAATTAAGGCTCTTTTAATTGCATCGCCTGTTTTTGCCACTTCTTCCTGCTTAAAATCCCTGTAATATGCAACAGACCAATATTCTGGGTCTAATACAAATCCAGATTGTTCACGCTGAAAACGATTAGGAATTACTTTTAGTTCTCCAAAGTCACTAGAATACATATGTGCTGCACCTTGAATTGCATCCTTTGCAATCATTTGGCGAGCAGACGATCTTCCAGCAAAACCAGAGACAGTTCCTTTATTAAAAGCTCCAACCATTAGGACTGACGGATCGCCACCACTTGAATATGTACTTTGAATCACAGCTTTTAAGATTGCTTCTGTAAAAGCTCTCTTAGTACCTGCATCTGTAGGGGCTGCTCCCCCACCTGCACCTGCACCTGCTGGAGAACCAGAACCACGAGAAACATTTGTTGAAATCCATGTTTCAAGACCACCTAGTTTTCTTGCAGTTGAAGCATTACCTACTGCTTTTGCTACATTTTGTGTTAATGCAGTTTCCATATCTCGCTTGAGAGCTTTACTGGACTTTGCAAGTTGAAGTGCCATTTCTGAATCTCTACCAGCATTATTACCAGCTTGCTGAGAACCAGACACAATAACAGTCTTTCGTGAGATTTGAGTATAGTTACCCAATCTTACTGTAGGTGTTACTGCTGTGAAGGCGTACTCATCTCCTTCGACCTGTGCATTATTTGCTGCACTTGCGAGAGCATCAGTTTGCCACTCACATAGAGTGTTTGTTGCTTTTGATTTACCAATCATAGACATAAATGGCACATCAGAAGGTGAGATATTATAGATTGTGTTACTCAAATCCTCACGTCTTCCAATGGCTTGGTATGTCTGAAAGGTATTCGTTACAATAGCCATTTTATCCTTTTATATTAGTTAGTTACGAATCATATTATAAAATACTCCAGCAGCATCTTCGACCCTGCCAGATTTTTGTAGTCTTACCGATGCCTTTTTAGATTTCGTTGATCTGGGATCAATAGATTGTGATCCTGCTTTCATGCTTCCACGTTTAACAGGTTTAAGTGTTCCACGTTTCTGAGTCAGTTTGTCATAAAGCATTGCTTTTCGCATAGTTGCAACTGCACGAGAATCATAGGCTTGTTCTAACTCTTGGTCTGAAAAACCTATTGATTTTCCGTACTCCACAATTGCTTTCCTTTCTGAATCAGCGAGCTTTGCATCCTCCCATTCAGGGATTAATTCTTTTAAATTATCCCTTTGAGTAGCAATATATTTTTCTAAGTTTGCCTGATTCTCTGCTTCCTCTTGAGCTTTTAATTGTTGTATTTGTTGTTCCCTCATTTGGTTTTGCATTTGAGATTCTCGCAACTCATCACGCTCTAGCATAAATTGCATAGGGTCGCTATCTTTAAGATTTTGCCAGTATTCGGAATCTTTTTGAGGCGTTTGAGATGATGCAGACTGAGCAGATTCTAAGATTTCGATTGCTTGTTGCCGAATTTGTCTTGATTCTGCTACTTCTTTCTCAAAACCCTTGCGGTCATCTGCAAGTGCCTGAGACTTTTTCGTAAAAGAAGAATGACGAGAATAACCAGAGATCAATTCATCTAGGGGGACTTCAATGTCCTCACCATCGGAACGCACTTTGTAAAGTTGTTGTTCACGAGAAGTTTCTTCGTCTAATTCTTCTAATTCTTCTTCCTGCTCATCTTCTGAGTCAAAGAGTTCTTCTTCTTCTGACTCATCGGGGGTTTCTTGTGCTTGTTCTTCTAATGATTCTTCACCATTTTCGGAGGCTATTTCCTTTCCCCAAAAGGCTTGTGCTTCATCGAGTTCATTCCCTATATTGAGGCTATTGCCCTCGACTAATTCTTCTTGTGCCATATTTCTTTCTAGATTCTCAGGACATTAGACTTGTTCCAAAAGGAATGTCTAATCTCCTCAAAAACTAATTTGATTGTTTTGCGATTTTTCCGCTATTAATCATGGACTCTAGTTCAAGCCTTATTTCTGATAAGACCTTGAGCGAAATATAACACTGCTCACGCTTTTTATCATCGTCAGGACTAGAACTCATCCATGAGGTTATATACTTATCCTCTAGATTTTCATATGCTTCTGAAAATACTGGAGACTGTATTAGTGCTTCTGCACTATTCCCTTGAGAAACCCTCTCTTCTACTGTTTTAGGTTTCTGCTCTTTTCTTTTTTTACCCATTAATTAGGTACTCCCTCCTCCAATGGAGCTTCTTCTATATTAGTTGGACTCATCTCTTGAGGTAATTGCATTTGTTGCATCATCTGTTGTTGCATCTGTTGCTGTTGCATTTGCTGTCTTTGCATTTCTCTCTGTGCTTCTGCACGAATCTGTTCTCTATCTTTTTCTATATTTCCACGAATCTCTGTCTGGTCAATTGCAGTCTTATACTTATTTTCCATCTCCTGAGTCTTTAATCCTACATCAGAATCCAGTTTGTCACGCTCCAAATCATCCTGCCTGATCATCTTTTCCTGCTCAAGAGAAAATTTCTGTCTGTCAAGTTCAATATCTGCACGAACCTTTTCCGCTTGAGCTTGTGCAAATATTTCATCTGCTGTAGGCTCTGGTTCTTCTGGAGGGGGAGGTTCAAAATCTTGAGGGTTACTCCAGAAGGACTGAACATCCTTAAATCCTGATAACTCTGTCATCTTTGAAAGCGTATGATGATACTGATCCATTGTTACTAATGGGTTATTTTGACCTTGTTCTTCTAATATCTTCTCCTGTTTTGCTGCCATACCCATTAAAATCTGAATCCTCTCTTCACTTGTACCCATTCCAAGTGCAACATTAACACTAATATCCATTCCTGTATCCCAAACTCTAGGATCAATCGGTATCCAGTTGTTCCTCAAACGAACCATACGAGCCTTATCCTGATGAGTATGCAATAACTTTAAAATCTTCCTAAATAGCGGTTTCATTCCATTTTCTGCAAACATCCTGCATAATAACTCAATCTGAGCTTGTGAAGCTGCAACTGTTGCGGAAACTGCTGCTTTTGTCGTGGATTGAAGAGCAGAGGGGTCAAGACCCATTGACTGTTTACTCATACCAGTCCTGTCTTCCTTAACTTTATCCATATAGTCAAGCATAGGGAATGCTTCTTTCCCATTGAAACTCTTATTCAACTCCCCAATTGCTCCTGCTGATCGTGTCCTTACTAACTTTCCTACCTTGTTGCTAAGAGCATCATCTATATTAACCTGACCCTCAATTAACCATGTGTCAGGATGGATACTTTTACTGAGAGAATCTAACATATTCCGTAAAATGCTGGATTTCACGAGTTGAACATCCATTGTAAGGTCTGCTACACTTTGTCCTCTCCAGAAATGCGGTTCTGGATAACCAGTAAAAAGTACAAATGGTACATCATTGACAGGCTCATGATGAAGCAACTTATGGTGAGTGCCAGCACAACAAAAACGCCTGAGACTAGCGATTCCACTACCACCGAAATCAACCTTTGCATATGCTTCAATATATAAAACCTTCCTGTTTGCTTCTCCTCCGTTTGTACTGTCTGCATAATTCCCCACTGGATTTCTAGACATATATTCTGAGTTTGTTCCAAACTCATCCTCATCTCCTGCTAATTCCAACATATCATCATAGTCATACCCCATACTTGTCAACTCTGAGACTGTAAGATAACGCCTATGAGCAACTATATTACAATCATCTACACTCTTTGCCCTTCTATCAATTAGAAATTCTTCTGGGGGTAAGGCTTCAAATGAGATGCTTCCATCGACTGAGAGCCTCCTAATAACCACATTATGCAATTGTGGAACATCCATGTTCTCCTGCTGCGGTTGTTCAGAGGGAGAGATGCTCTCAGTCTCTTGTGATGGAGGACTAAAATTTGGGTCTGGGTAGGATTCTATCTGAGAACCCTCTATATCTGGGTCTGAAAGTAATGCTTCTAATGCTTGATCATCTAATCCTGTATATTCCTCATGCTCAACCTCTTCCCTACGTTCCCAATCTACTTTTGCTATTCCTACACGCTTTATAAGTGCATCCTTTATAATTGAATAAAACGTGTTAAAAGATGATGGGTTATCCTGCCCCAAAACAACACTATTAACATAATCACTAGCTTGTTCACTGTTTGGAACATCTTCTGGGAATCTAGGCTGGTATTCAACTACTCTCTCACTTCCAAAGAATGTCCTCATTATCTGAGGGAGCATCAATGCAATAGTGTCTCTTACATCCCTGCTTACTACCTGAGAACGACCATCCTCTTCATTACCAAATGGCTTCCCATTATAATAATCTGCTGCCTGAATGCGATCTGGAGACTCAGAGAGATCAATATAATCAATTGCTTCCTCAATTAAACCCCCAACTAAGGATTCAAGGTCTGTTTCATCCATTGCCTCATCACCTGAAAGGCGAATCTGCTCTTTCTCTAACTCTGAAACTTGTTCCCTTTTTTCTGAATCGTATCCTGCCATAACCCTTTTTGATTAGATATATATAAAAAAATCTCTGATAAACAACTCTAGATCAAGATATTTTTAATTCTGTTAATATTTTTCTTCCTCCAAACAGCCCCCTAGCAAAAACATTGAATGCCAACGATATTCTCTCCTTATCTGTCTCATTCCTATCTACCTGATGCTCCAAATAAGACGGAAATAAAACTAAATCACCATCTTTTATAGATAAAATACGCTCATTTGAATTAAATAAGTTCGCATCCTTCGGTAATATCTGTATCCTGTCCTTAACTGACTCATTTGGATCAAAAAATACTATAGAATCACCCTCAATCGTCTGATGATAATAAACTCCACTTATTATACTGTTCTGATGACAATGCCTCTGGTGACTCTCTCCATTCCTTGTCACATTTACCCACGATTGAGTGATAAAAAACTCTAAATCAACTACTGGAGACAATATCTCATCTACATATCTCCCTATTGCAGTATTACAAAATTCTAAAATATCACTAAAATTACTGTCAAATACCCTATTATTACTTGTCGTTGAATTATACCTGTTACTACACAAACCTCCTCCTATAACTTCCCTAAATTCACCACTCTCTGACTCCAATATCCCAATTCCCCTGTTAAACATATACAAAGGGGTAGGAAATATACTATCAACTTGACTGTACATTAAACTATCCCCCTAATCTCCCTATCTAATGGCTTCGACCAAGATTTTGATGCACCCCTACTTGCATAACTTGCAAATGTCAAAATTAATGCATCTGCTGCATCAGGACTCGCACTACTCCCTAACCTCCTCCTTATATCATCCTTACTCTCCACTTTTGTCTTGCCTGTTGAACTGTAACCATAACTCACTGAACATAACTCATTAATCAATTGCTCATCATTCGGGATCACTACATCCCTACCCTCAAACCATAAACGGCACTTCTCCCATAACTCACTCCTTAAATTTAAATAATTTCCACCTACACTCGGAGACTCACCAACATTAACACCCCTTACATCCACACCCTCCTCTAATAAACGATCAACAACCCCTGCACCTAAACCAATTGAATCTATACAAACTTCTCCTAACTCTAACTTCTTCTCCCTTAACTTGTCTATCTCACTCCTCACCCATCCCACAACCTGCATCGTGTCCAATCCACGCTTAGTCTTAACTCCATCTCCTAAGATTACATTGCCCTGCCTTAAACATATTGCACTTGCATCACTACCAAACCTCGCAACATCAACTCCTATTGTAACACTACCTCCAATTGGCTCAACCTCCCTTGCAACTGCACCCTCAACTAAATGTCTTGGTATGATTGCATCCTCATCTGCCTTTGGAAATTCACCCAATACCCTTACAAAAAATTGGTTGCTGTCTCGACCATATCGGTTCTCTATCTCCTTTATAAAATCCTTACTCACTCTTGACGAATCTTCACAATTTACCCTCCATGTCTTCCAATCCTTACTCAACTTGTTATGAGTGTCATAAAAAAACCCCTGACCCCTAACTGGATTCCCCAATAAAATGGTTGTTGCATTATCTCCACTCATCGATCCTGCACTTGCTTCAAAAATAGCGTTGTTTATCCCACTTGCCTCATCTACACAAAGCAAAACATGGTCACTATGAACCCCTTGCAGAGTTTCGGCACTCCCTTTTTCTGGACGGGAAACTCGGAAACTAATAAAACTCTCACTTGGAGCAGCAATTAAACGTATCTGCTCACTCAAAACCTCCAACTGATCCCTTATAACTTGAGGTAATACTGTGATCCATTTTCTTACCTCTGCTCCCAAAGCATCATGCAACTGAGAATGGGACGGAGCAGTAACAACAGTCTTTTGGGGAAACCTCGTCAACTGATGCCAGATCATTAACCATGATGCACATGAGGATTTTCCCACTCCATGACCAGAACGAATACTTAACCTTCTGCCTCCTCCTGCAACAAAATTTAAAACTTCTGCTTGCCATTTGTCTGGAGTTATTTTTAAAACTTCCTCCACAAATAATACTGGATCATTAACATAACGTAGCTGGAATTGCTTTAATGCTTTAACTAATGCTTCTTGTGTGTTCATAAAAAAAAGTTTTTCAAAAAATTTTTTAAAAAAAAATGACCCCTTAGTAAAAATCGGATGTAAAGGTTCTGCAACAGCAGCCCCGCCAAAAAAATCAAGGGGGGGGTCAAAAATTCTCGAAAAGCTGAAAAAATGCGGTCTTTTCTTTGGTTATCTGATAAACAATCAGATTACTAGCTAATAATATCAATGACTTGCAATGGTTCATCTAGTTTTTTACTTTCTTTTTTACTTTCATTAATAATCTTCGGTTTGTTTTGCATCAAGTCTTTAAGCTGATCTAAATAGGTAGAATTTAAGTCAATGTTCATGTTTACATTTTGTTCCACCTTTTCCCCGAATCTTGCCCTATCTAAGACTTGTGCCTGCCACCGCTTCATCTCATAACTAATTTTGTACGCATTACTGTTTTTTGGGTCAACTAACACTTGCTCCGACAGTTCATTTATCCTTTCAAGATTTTGGTTAGCCCTCTCTTCCCTCGCCTGTATGTATTTATCTTGCAGATCTTGAGACCGCTTTAGTCTCCAATTCACTTTGGTATATTCTACATTTTCCAACTTGCAAAACTCACTCAATGACATTCCCTCGATTCCAATCGCCAAAAATAACCGCTCCCAAAATTGCGAATTTTCAAGTTTGTTTTCCTGCATTTCCTTTCTTAGCTTTGTTTTCTTCCTACCCGCCATTTTTTACCCTTTTATTCAATTATATCAACAATTTATGCAACGTTTTAAATCCAAGCTCCAGTAAATTACACTAAATTGTACGAAAAAAAACCTTTCGTAAATCATTGTTTTTATTAACAAAACACCCAAAAAAAAGCCCTTTTTAAAGTAAATTCCATTAAAACACTTTCTTATTTTCCCTATTGTTTTTTTACTATATTTGAACATCAATAATAGATAAAGTTTAATAATAATAGTTATTTATCCAACGAATCGGGTATTTGTAATTCGTTTTGAAGCATGTAATTAACTAAAAAACAAAAAAAATATAGTATATTAATTAATAATATTAGTTAGTTATGCAACGTTTTCATTTTCATATTTTGATGTAAAAGTACTGGAATTAAGTGGTATTTACCCATTTTTTTATTTTTCCCTCAATTTTGGAGTCTTCAAATCGCTCTGTATTAAAAGAAGTTAAACCTCTCTATATATTAGTACCTTTTTCCCTTCCTTCCTTCCTACATAAATATGAACACAATTAAATATTTTATTAATTATTTTAATTATTTTGCATCTTTTTTAATATTTTGCTTGTAATATGCATTTAATTTAATATATAATAAATTTATAGGAATTAACCTTTCAGTAATTAAAATATTTTTAACATTAGGAGGCTATATGACAAATAAATATTGGATTAAATATAAATGGGATAAAGACGGATGTAAATCCCTGTATTCTGAAGAACTTTATAATAATGATATTTTCAGATTGCCTCACAAATCTAGAGATGAGGCTGAGTATTGGATATCAAGAATTGTGGATGGTATTAATTTAATTAAAGCAGATTTCTATATTATTAACTCTAATAAATAAAGGTAATATGTTAGCAAGAATAACTTTTAGTGAATTTAGAGATAGATTAAACGAATCAGATGTTGCAAGGGGTTGCTTTAGTTACGATGCAAAACAATTGATTTATTCTCATCTAAATGAAGATGAAAATTATATAATGCAATCCCCTTGTGATATTGCTTGCGAATGGGCGGAGTCAACATATGAAGATCTAAAAAACGATTGGGATTATGATGAAAGTTTTTGCCAAATTTACAAAGATGTTCAGCAATGGTGTGATGGTGAAACAACAGAAAGTCAATATAATTCATCAATTATTGCTCGTGTGGCGGATTGGCTTAGTGAGAAAACTATTTACTTAGGCGTTGCAAATCGTGGAGAAGATGACGAGTTAAACAATTACAATTCCGACTTGCAAACGACAACTTTTATCTACGCTAAAAACTTTTAATTAGTTTCCAACCTCAAGGCATTTGCAAGAGTGCCTTGACTGATGGGAATTAACCTATCACTAAGTAAATTTTAATAAAGGGTACAAGATGAAACTTTCAGAAATAAAAGAAATTAAATATTTAGTTGGTGATGACTGGAAAGAAGCAGTTATATCAATCAGTCTGAAAAAAGATGACTTTGAGATTGAAAATTTTAGATTTATCCATCAAGACAAAATTGATTCCATCCAACAAGAGGAACTTGCAAGCGATAGTTATATTTTAGGATGTTTCAATGCTAATTTTTTAGCTGATATTCTAGAGATTCCCCAACAAGATGTTGAAGATTTACAAAAAAAAGGCTGTTTTGATGCTCTGGGATATATGGTTTTTAAGGGTGGACATTTGGAAGAATTACAAAAACGATATGTAGAAGCTGACAGTTATGGGCATCACTTTGCTCATTATGACCATTGCGAGCATGAGATTGGCAACTACTATGCTTTTAGGGTCAATTAGTTTCCAGTATCAAGCCATTTGGAAATGTGGCTTGTTAGGTGGAAATTAATCCGCCACAAGTAAACCTTAACAGGATCAAAAATGAAAAAATATTGGAATGAAATTAAAAACGAATGGAACAATGAAGCCAGAAATCCTTTCTGGCTAAAATCATTAATAATCTTTGCTTTTTCTTATTCAATAATTGCAACTTTAATTGTTGCAATTACAAATTAAAAGTATGAGGAATTTTAGTTAACTAATAATAAAAGGAGAAAATATGCAACGTATGAAAAAGCCGAACCTAAAAGCCTTTGCAGAAAAGACAATTAATACAAGTTGTGATGCATTTGTTAGGGAAGATTTCTTTCCATCTGGAGGGATGCACCCTGAATTTTATGGGGAACTTTCCTGTAAAAAAAAGTATCCAAAATTAATCAGTTATGAAGATGGACATATTCAAGGTCGATTTAATTTTGTGGGGGAATCACTTGGAGATTTATATTTACTTTGCTCCCATTATGCAGAAATTAATGAGGAATATTATGTATTCTGGAGTCATTCAATACATACCAGTGAAAAGTTTGGAGAAAAAGACTTTTACGATTGGGTAGTCTGGACTCCAAACTCTAAACATTATAATGATCTAAAAAAGGAGGAAGTATGATACTTCATTTTTACAGAAGCCCTTCTGGGAGCTTGCTCTCTGAAAGTGGGTCAAATTGGAATACTGCTGAAGAAAATAAATTATTGGAGAAATTAGAAGATAATTTTCTTAAATTATTTAAGTTAGGTTCTTTTAGTATCCCTCGTGAACAGGCAAAGCAAATAAGAGAATCGTTACAAAAATGGGGAGGTGATTCTAATGAAGATATAAGTATTGGTAAAGTTTTTGATTCACATGGTAGAGAACAATTTTATATAACTCTACACGATACTGAGAAAACTCTATTTTTTGAAATTGACTCCCGAAATAAACAGGAAGGTTAAGTCCCTAGCTTCAAGGCATTCTCAGGAGTGTCTTGGATGGTAGGAATTTACCTACCTTAGGAATTTACCTACCTTTTGAAAAATATGAAGGTAATGATTACGGGGGTGAACGATCTTTAACATTAGCTGATGCTGGAAAGTATAGACTGAGTCGGAGGGTAGTTGGTGAGAAACCAACGTAAAACAGAGGATAATTTAGGTGAAAACCTCAAATTACTGGAAGTCCACAACAAGACGAGGTGAGGATAAGGCTAGAATTACAGCGAAGTGGGTCTAAGATTGAAGCGAAAGATTGAAATGGTCGCATCCAAATAAGTCGATTCTAAGTAGCGCTCCCCCTCTAATTTAAAATAAATAGAGGAAGTATGAAACAGATAGACGCCTTAGAAAAGTTTTTAAATGATAATGGATTTTCTGCAAAGCAATGGAAGTTTGGCAGAATTTACTTGAATGGCTATGGGAAAGACATAAAAGCATATGTAGAAATGGATACCCCAGATTCAGAAGAATTTGCAACAGTTTATGAAGGTTGTAAAGTAGAAGTTTATTCAAACGCTAATCAAAGTTATGCATGGATAAAGAACAGGCAAAAGCAAATTATACATTCTATTGCCTTAAAACTGGAAGAATCAGGATTATTAAAAAAAGTTTCTGATTCTTATAACCAAAAATATTGTCCTGTGCCAGAAAATTGGCAGGATATGATTGTTTGAGAAGGAGGGAGATGGCTCATAGTAAAAAAATTGCAAAATGTCTTTTATGGATGAAAGATGATCCAAGAATAATAAGTATTCACATGGAAGATAGTAGTGGAGACGAGGGCGAAGGAAATGGTGAGTGGTCTTATTGGATTTATACAAAAGGACTACATTATTTTGGACTCCATGCGATCCATGAACATACAGCAAAAGCTGTTATGGAACAGTTTAAGCGAATGGATAAATGCGAAGACCCCAATTGTGAATCTGAAGAAAACCATAATTAAAAAGGAGAACGTATGAAAACATTAGCTGAACGTTTATATGAAAAGTCTCAGGAATTAGATTGGGATGAAAGGGGCATTGTGTCTGGTGATCCAGAAGTTAAAATAGTTTTAGATATTCTGGATTTACAGATTAGAGTTGAAAAAATGGAAGGAAAGAAGGGGGAGTATGAAACAACAAAAAAATAAAAAATGGAGATTTTCACCTAGAGGTGGGGAAGTAACAGATAAAGACGCATTTCTTTGGTACCATAACGAATTTTATGGGAAGAATCTAAAAGAAAAATTGGACAAAGCAATGGGTAAATTGACTATAAGTTATGACCCAAACTTTGACATTAAAAGGGAAGAAGTTGCAAAAATAGGAGAAAAGATTGTAAAAACATTAAAGGATCGTGAAAATGATTTTATAACAATTACTTGCCCTCAAAAAGAATATACGCTCACCAAATATGAAGCCTTACAATTTGGGTCTAAAATCCTTGAAGTTATTGCAACCCATGAAAGTAATATTAGTCATAAAGAAGGATACATAGATGGTAATAACGTGGATTTTATTGAGAAATTGATAGGGAAAAGGAGGAAAGTATGAAAACAAAAAACAACCTTGAAGATTTACAATATGAAAGAAAGGAGGGTGCATGACTGAAAAGACTAAACAAAACTCACATTCCTTTTACAAATGTGAGGATTGTGGGAGCAAGGAACTTTTAATACCATCTTGGAAAACTCAGAATGGCATGGATACGATAGATTATCCTGATCCCCACGATTTAGGCGGTGATGCATGGTGCATTGACTGCGAAAAAATAATCTGGGTAGACACACGATAAAAGGAGAAAAGGAGGCTGTATGAAAACTTGGGGTTACATATATGGTGATGAATGTCCTGAAATTTGGGAGCATTTTGGAATGAAACCAAATAGCCCAGATGATCGGCTTAAAGTAAAATTAATAGAATATCAATCTGAAGATGAACAAAAGGAAAAGGAGGCTGTATGAAAAAGTTTAGAGTATTTGATGATGAATATAAAAGAACATGGGAAGTTAGTCTCACGTTTGATTCCAAAGCAAAAGAAAAGGATTATGAATATAGAATCCACTTTAGGAAGGTGGACGGGGAGGGTAAAACTACAGTAAACCCTTATTGGCATCATGCCTATTATGCTTCCACTCTGCTAGAAAGTCATTGCAGGGGGAAAGGCATTTGTTTGCATGGTGGTGGAACTTATGAGGATAGAATTAGCATGGGTGCAAAAGCATTTGATCAATCAATAAATAAAGTTGAAAAACATCTTAAATCTAAGGGAAAAAATGCCAGAAAAAAGAACCACGCTTTCAATTAAGGAAAGCACAAAGAAAACTCTAGATGAATATTTAGATTTCTTTGAGGAAAAAACAGGACTGAGAGTTACTAATATAAGTTTTTTAGAACAATCAGTTTTAGAAAAAATAGAACGTGATAAGGAAAAACTAAAGTAGTTATTCTATTCACAAAAATAATAGGTCGTAGTTTTACCATTTGTAGAGCTACGACTTTCCACGTTTAGGATTTCTGCCTCATATAAATCTTCTATAATGTTTTTTCTGACAGATCGACTCTTGAGAAATCGAGTTTTTCTAGTCAAGTCAGAAAGCGTAATGCCATTCTTACATTCTCTAATAATTTCCTCGACTCTTTTACTTTCTTTTTCTGCATAATTATCTGCCAAATTCCTTATTATTTCACGAATAGTATTTTTCATTATTATAGAAACCAACTTTGTGGAATAATCTGCAAACTCTGGAGGAATTTCATTGAGGAAATTTGATGCACTAAGAATTAATGCAATCTTTTTAGAGTGTTCGCTTGCACGAACCCACATAGATGCAGTTGTTGTCGGTTTATCAGCCTTGTCAAGACATTTATCTTCAAAGTTATCAAAAATCTCAATTGCTTCTTTAGAATAATAAATTGTCATAGGATCAGGATCACAAGTTATTTCTCCAAAATCTCTATCAAGAGGTTGTTTATAAATGGTTGAGGAATTTACTGTTTCTCCATAATGGTCTATGAATTTTTTTGGGTCATAAAGCCTAGATGTTGAGGAAATTTTAACATTTTCAGTTAAGTTATTTAATCTTAGGATTGAATTTTTTAACTCTTGAGGAAATTCCTTAATTCTTTGAGTCATTTGTCTTTGTGGTCTTTCGTTAAGTGCAGAAAAGACTAAAAAGCGGTTCAAACTTCCATCACGAATCGCAGAATGAGAAAGCCCTTCCCAGAAAGTCTCAGGAGTGGAGGTTCCATAAATATTTGAGTGTGGTTGAGCAATCTGGAATCTGGGATTTTCTCTTGCATTTGCTTTATCTGTTCCATAGAACATGGAGGCAGATGAGGTGTACAATTCCATAAGTGCAGTCATTACATCACGAACATGACCAGACGATTTTTCTCCTAATATAGATGAAACATATTTCCCAAACTCATCAAACAAGAATAAAGCGGAAGGAGTTGCAGAAAGCACTCTTTCAATGGCAGTCCTTGAAGAAACTTTTTCTGCCCCAAATCCTTGAATTTCGCATTCAGCAAATAGTTTTTTTATAATCGCCCTTGCCATTTCTTTTCCGATACCTGTTCTTCCAAGTCCAACCATATAGAGGTTTGGTCTTATATCATCTTCAGTACAAACTTTTCTTCCAAGTAGGGTTGCAGTAAATGCAAGAGAAGCAGGAAGTGCTAGAGTAGGTTGAGGGTATCTAGAATTATCAGTAATGAATTTTGCAAGTTCACCAACAAAGCCTATTGGGTAGCACATTTCTGGAGATAGTGTAGGAATTTCTTCTTCCTTTTTTTTCTCAACACTTTTTTTGGGTCGTGGAATCATTACAGGAGAACCAATCTCAAAATGTTGCATTACTGTACCACCAGTAACACCTCCTTCTTGTGAGATTGTATTCCACTTATACCTCATTTCTTTAGGATTGTATTTGGAACTTTTACTTGACCATGAATCCCATAAAGCGAAACCTGATTCACCAAGCATTGCTTTGAGTGAACATCCAACCTTGAACCAAGTATCGTATTCTTCTGGATTAATATTCTGGAGTGCTACTTCTGCTTTTTCGTAGTCTGATTTGGTAGGATCATCAAGGACTTTGGTTGCATCAAAAAACAACCCTCCCTCCCCCGATGACGAATCATCTCGCTCAATTTCTAACGGAATACAATCTTCATTCCCTTTTATTTCTTCATCATATGAGACAAACAATAGTCTTGCAATATCTTTACAGGAATTATCTAATTCAACTCCATGATTTTTTTTAAAATATTCCTGTGCAGTTAAAAAATAATCGGTATGTCCTTCAGGATTTTCAGGAACTTTAATTGCTAGTTTAACTCCTCTTCCTGAAGGAGATAAGAAAGATGCTCTTACATGGGGGTCAAGTGCAAGTGCATCTCTCAGTTTTTCTGGTTCTTTTACTTCATCAATATCCCCTTGAAGTAGCCCCGAATATTCGATTAGATTTTCTGCATTTCTTCCATCAAAATTCCCTGAAAGTGTGACTGCATTGAGTAGTTTTTTCTTCTTATTATAAACTTCCTTCCCATGAGTGTTTAAACACTCTCTAAGGGAAATTATTTCACTCTTCCATCTTCCAGATCGTATACTCTCAAAAAAATCATCAGCAGAGACTAATGAATGATTTTTAGCCATTGCTGATTTAAAAAAGCTGATATCCATTTCTCTCCTAAAGTAAAGTCTTATATTTCATATAAGCCAAATAGCAGCGATAACTCTCCCTTGCCTTTTTTTGGCGTTTTTTTTTATCCGCAATTCCTTCCTCAATTCTTTTTTGACTTGCAATCGCAATCCTAACGTGGTCATTCATTTTTTAAATTTTTAATAAATTTTTCATATGGCATAGTTCCTTTTTTTTGATTACATTCATTACATGAAATAACCAAATTATCCTCATCTTTGTAATTATCTGAATTTAAATCTCTAAGGGGAATTTTGTGTTCGATGCAAAAGTGATCAGGATCAAGTCTTTTTTTGCAGTAATGGCAAGGAGCGGTCTGGTCTTCCGCTTTTGCTTTCATCCACAACCGCAAGATCGTTGCTCTTGGATACCCACCTTTTTTTGTTCTTAGTGATCCTCGAGCCTTATCCTTACACCATTGAACCTTGTCCTTACACCTTCTGGAACAGTATTTCTGAGTTTTCCCCTGCGAATTTCGTGGGGTATAAGAAACCCCACAAAACTCACATTCCTTTTTACCAGTATTAGATAAACTCAAAATGGAATATCATCTTTGACTGGTTCTCCTTCAGGTTTAGGAATATTTATAACTTCAGGTTTCACCTCTTTTGGAGGAGGTGAAGGTGCATCGTGTGGTTTATATCGCTTAACCCTGTTCTGATCACCATATTGAGAATCAGTCTCAACTGAGACTGAAACTTTCAATGGTTTAAAATGAAGTTCTTCAGATGTTTGAGGTTTAAGAACACCTGTAATTTCACATATTTTTTTTAGAATATCTTGCGCTCGTCTTCTAACATCATCGTCAGGATGCCAAAGATTAATTATATCCCAGAGATAACGATTCTTATATTCTCCTTCTAAAACCTGTAATTTAAGGTTTAGATATTTATTTCCAGCGTGGGAAATTTTTTCATCAGATTCAACAATGTGACATAGGTAATCTCCATCTTTCAATGCACCAAAATCTGAATGGACTTCTTCACTAACTACTGAGGTACTATCAAAATTCAAAATCATAATTATCCTTTCCTTGCTTTTTCTATTTCTGATTTAAAAGTTTTCCAATCCAATGCAATCGGACTTGGAATTGAGACACGACTTTTAGCTTCAAATGCAGGTTGTTGAACAGTGTGCATAATCCTTTTTCCAGTTGAGGATGCTTTATAAACTGCTTGTCCAAACTTCTCTCCTGCCTTATAGGAATGGGTTTCAAATTGTGCATAGGACACAAAATCAGCCCATTCACGAATGACACTCCTGACCCTCTTATCTAATTTAAGATCATGCCTGTCATATGCTTCAGTTGTAGGATCATCGATCTTTATAATCTGCGAGTGTGCAATTAAGATTATGTCCAACCCTAATGCTCTGAGGGAATCCAACCCTGATAAAAAATGATGCCAATGATTAAGAGCCATGACATATCCTTTACCAAATCCAATCTGCTCAATGGATTCAACATTATTACTTTTGCAAACATGGTCGTGTATTTTTTTCTCCAACCAATCTAAGGAATCAACTCCGACTGCTTTAATTCCCAATTTTTTATAATTTGAATATATTAATTTTAATGATTCGATTACATCATCAAATGTTATATCCTTATCAAATAATGGGATTGACTGAGAATCTTCTTCACCTATCCCATTTTCGCAATCAAGGACAATAATCCCATCAACGCTACATTGGTAATGAGATTTACCAATCCCATCCAACCCATAAACTACCTGCCTAATTGGTTTGGGTTGTTTCCCTTTAACAATACTTTCTAGGTTTATTTTACTCATTTACTCTCCTTCTTAGAGATTACTGAAAATCGTCTAAATGAACTTGTTTTTGTAAATTTTTCACAAAACTCTGGATTAGCGATTTTCATTTGTTTTTGGTCTAAACTTGACCTTGTTTGAGTCACCCACTTAGCGACCCTTTCACCTTCAGAATTTTCACAATAAGCAGCATTACCCATGTGATTCTGAATAATAGCTTTAAGTCCATCTAACTTTTTTTCTGATGTCTTAAAGTTTTTAAACTCTTCATGGTATTCATTTATAATGTGATTGAGTTCGTTTGGGAGATAAGAAACTTTCTCAACTTCTTCAACAGGGAAAAGCGTTTCACATTCAGAAGTTGTCTCTGGAGGAGGAGGAGTTTTAGTAAGGACATAATCCAACCAAAACTTTACTTCATCATTAACGAGTTTTTCTATACGATCCTCGTTCCCCTCTCTGGTTATTTTATGAATAATAAGTTCCTGACCCCCAACCAATGCGACAACATCGAAATAATCGTATCCAGTGATTGCAAGATAGTGGAGAACTTGGTATTCATAATAAATAGGAACTCCAGAGTTCCAGTATGATACTTGTCTTAGCCCTACATTTTTTACTTCAACTCCTGCATTTTCTCCCTCTATTTTTCGATCAATGTGACCACCTAGAAAATCGTGGTCTTTATGTTTAAAAGTCTTATTCACCTGCCTAACCTTTTTGCCAGTTCTTCTCCCATACTCTCTAGCAATAGTATCCTCTAGGAGTATCCCCCATTTAATCTTTTCAATATCAGATAGATCAGGAGGCATCCTAGTTCCTATTTTCTCTTCCCACAACTCAACGATATTTTTAAAAGGATTTACCTTTGCGATTATAGAAGCATCAGACCCCCCAAGTTGTTTTTGCCTTATTTTTTGGTCTGCTTCTCGTTTATAACCTCTTTTCTCTAATTCTTTTTGTTCATGTTCAACTAAATCAAGAACGCCTGTTATCATTCTTCCTCCACATATTAAATTTAACGAAATCAAAAAAAGTTTTTCTAGCTTTCCTATTTCTTTTATCTTTAGATTCTTTAATTGCTTTTATAACTCTATAACTACTGAGTTCTAGTTCTAACTGTTCCATCCGTATACCTCTCTGATTCTGGTTAAAAATTCATCATTAGTTAATAGGTTCTTAACTGTTACGTTAATACAATTATTTCTAATTCTTTTTCCGTTTCTAACATCTATGTCTCCTTCCATCCATATCTCTCCTTTCTTTTTTAAATTTGGAAGATTTATTGCGCCTAATAAAAAACCTTCAGTGAATGTTTCTCCTTCTCTTAAAAGTGATATAAAATAAAAAAAATCTGGGTTTTGATATTCAAGATTTTTTACAGGAACAGTACAGTCATAATAATCTTTTGGAGGTACAGTCCTATCTTTAGTTTTTACATCGACTGTAAACATTTTATTTACTATAAAATCGTGATTGTATTGATTGTATTCTCCAGTTTCTTTTTCAACCATTAATCCTTCATCTTGAATAAACTTCTCAAACAGGACTTCTCCAATTGATCCAATCAGGTTTGCTTCTTTTCCCCGAATAGAGTTTTTCAAAATTGGAATATCCTCTATTCTTTTTTCTGCAAGCCAGAGTATTTCTTCACTTATTTTCAATTTTAATCCTCCCTTGTTCTGACCAATACTTCTTTGCTTCCAAATGCCACACCCTGCAATCTTGTTCTATGAGGGCATCTAGACACGCTTTGCAAAGATTATCAGTATCAGGAGTTGACTGAAAATGAGGAGAACCAATCAGTTCTGCCTTTTTCTTTTTACTCCATGATTTAGGCATAGGGATATGAAACTCCATATATAGTTGATTACCTACTATAAATCCAGCTTTGCCAATTGCTTCTCTTAGATCATCTGCAAATTGTCTATATTTAAGTACACAAGGTCTTTTCTTCCAGACATCGCTTCTTGTCTGTCTGGGTTTTGCTACAGGAGTAATTTCAATCCACATCTTTATTTACTCCCCCAATGTCATAATCACTTGAAAAAGAGTCATCTATATTGAACTCCATTCCAAAACCAGAAATCTCAGACATGGTATGCCCAAATGGGACATTTACATCAGGAGTCTTGGCTCGTGGTTCATCAGGGAATTTAGTAATCTTTCCCCCATTTTCTAAGAATGCTAAAACCTCATCCTTTGTTTTATCTGAAGAATGAAATTTAGCAGATGTCTTTTTTTCAATTTTAAGGGGAACTTTACGTTGTACTTTAACAGGTAGTATTTTTTCTATTGGGCTTACTCTTGGAAGTTTTTTTATTGACTCTCTTTTTTCTCTGAGGCGTTGAGATGCTTGTAATCTTCCACATTCTTTTGAACAAGCATAGTGATCCTCTCGTATAGGTTTAAAAGTCTTTTTACATATAGTGCATTCCTTATCAGAGAATCTATTTCGATTCCTCATTGCTATATTCTTTGCACGAATTGATTTGTGAATCTTATAACAGTGATCCGTACAGAATCTACTTCTAAGACCCTTTAAAACTTTTTTACATATATGACATTCCTTTACCATAGCTAACAATCTCCATTTGTTTTTCTACGTTTATTAAGCTGGGCAATTAATTCATCAGCTTTGTTTAATTGATCCTTCTTCTCCTTCAGAAGAATTTTCTTAGTTGATGAAAAATTAAGTTCTGCTCTTAATGCTCTAATTTCATCAACCAAAAGATAAATTGCTTTTCCCAGTTCACTCATATTTTTTCAAGAGAAGACTTTAAGTTCCTAGCTTTCTCCTGACATAGCTTTTCTGCTTCTTCTAACACTTTTTGTGCCATATCCTGATTTAATATATGGCAGACAGCAGTATGATTTGCCTCTGGGACTGCGTTAGCTACTTCTTTGAGTGACACCCCACAAGTCCTCATTTTTTCTCTAAGATTCATTTTCTCCTTTTTTTAATAAGTTATAAGTTTCTACTTGACTATTCATAAAGTATACCTTTAAATAACTATGTTGGTTATTATACCATATATATTTTGATTATCAATACTAGATATTACAAAATATATTATTTCTTTAATATTTCTAATGGAGAGGGATTATGTTATTTGAAATTAATAAGGGTAACACTTACGTTTTTAACAATTCTGAAGCAGATAAACATACTGTATCAGAATTAATAGATAGATTTGAGGATGAATATTTGATACATAAATCAAGATCATCTCAAATTAATATTTCACAACAGTTAATTTTCTGGAAGAAAAAATTTGGAACAAAAAGGCTTTCTGAAATGGAAACAAAAGAGGGAAGTCTTGAAATACTTAAAGCAAGAGATTCCCTAAAATCTCCCAATCGAGGGAACTCTACATTGAATCGTTACCTTGCTGCTCTCTCAACAGTTTTTGGATGTGCCGTTAAAGATTTAATGTGGATGGATAAAAATC